CTCCAGCGCCTTCCGCAAAAGTTCCGGCAGTTCCTTGCCACGGGCGGAAGCCCTGCGGAGTATACCCAGACACGCCTTCGGACTCAAATAGTATTTTTCCGGCACTCCCGCCTGCAAAATCTGCGACAAGGTAGATACGTTTTCTGCGCTGGGGAACTCCCCAGTACTGCGCATCAAATACCCGCCATGCGAGACTGAAATCGTCTGCCATGATCTCCCCGGCGTTTGCCCATCTCTCAGGTCGAGGAGTATGAATTTCGTATCCTTTGACCGAGCAGACCTCTTCGAGGACGGACTGGAAGTCCGCGCCCTTGTTGGAACTGAACGCACCAGGGACGTTCTCCCAGACGATATACCTCGGATATTTTCCATCGGTTGCACACCTCATTTCTTTTACAATCCGTATTGCCTCATAAAAGAGGTTACTCCGTGAGCCGCCAAGCCCGGCTCTTTTCCCGGCAATGCTCATATCCTGGCAGGGCGAGCCGAAGGTGATGATGTCCACCGGCTCTACCTCTGCGCCGTCCATCCGGGAGACATCACCGTAATGCTTCATAAAAGGCAGCCGCTTTGTGGTCACCCGGATGGGGAACGGCTCAATCTCCGATGCCCAAACGGGGGTAATGCCGGAGAGCAAGCCGCCCAGGGGGAAGCCGCCGGAGCCGTCAAAGAGGCTGCCGAGGGTCAGTTTGTTATCTATCACAAAAATGTGACCACTTGGCAATTCCCCATAAGCCACAAGGCCATCTTCAGAAAACCGATATTTAACATTACTCATCTGCAATCACCTCCGCCATATCAAGAACCTGTTCGTAGGTGTATTCCTTCCCCTCACGGAGAAGTACTATATCGTCCGTCACCTCGTTGTGCAGGTTCAGATACCGTCTGACTGCCACATCCACAAACTTTGGTTCCAGTTCCACCCCATAGCAAATCCGCCCAATCTGGTCACAGGCAATCAGCGTGGATGCGGAACCCAGAAACCCGTCCAGTACGATCCCGTTTATCTGTGTGCTTTGCTGTATCAGATACGCAATGAGGGGAACGGGTTTACTGGAAGGATGACCATATCCGTCCTCTTTTGAATTCTTGATCCCGTCAAATTCAAAGACGGCTTTTTGTTTCTGGTCTCCATACCATTTGTGCTTTCCGTCCTTACGCCATCCGAATATGATTGGCTCCATGTTGAACTTCCAGTCCGTCCGCATAAGCGGAGCCCTGGGTTTCTTCCAAATGAGTCCAGCGCCGACCTTGAACCCAGCATCCTCAAAGGCATCGTAAAATACACGCGCCTTCATCGTGGCATAAAACTCATAAATGGATGCATCAATGGCCATAGCCTCCTTAAAGTTTGTAAATGCTTTCATGAGGAACTCATATGCCTGGGCATCTTCCAGATCATCGTTTGCAATCCGCCCAGACTGACTTTCCAGCCTGACAAAATACGGAGCGTCCGTACAGACCAGGTTGACCTTTGTATCTCCAAGAAGTGCCTGGAACGTATCCGGATCTGTGGAGTCCCCGCAGATGACGGTATGCCTTCCAAGCCGCCAGATGTCTCCTATTCTGGAAAAGCACGGCTTCTCCAGTTCCGCTTCCACATCGAAGTCATCTTCCTTCGCCTCATCATCCGCGCCAAACAGGTCTGCCAGTTCCTTCTCGTCAAAGCCGGTTAGCAGGGGATCAAAGTCCATACCCTGCAAAGACTCGATCTCCACCCGCAGAAGTTCCTCATCCCATCCGGCGTCCAGCGCCATGCGGTTGTCCGCAATGATATAGGCTTTCTTCTGCGCTTCCGTCATTTCATCCACAAAAACGCACGGAACTTCTTTGTATCCTTCTGCCTTTGCGCCGATAAGACGTCCGTGTCCTGCCAGAACGTTGTAATCTCTATCAACAATAATCGGATTTACAAATCCAAACTCCCGTAAAGAAGCCCGAAGCTTGTTTATCTGCTCCGGGCTGTGTGTCCTTGCATTATTGATATATGGGACAAGCCGATTAATATCAACCAACTGGAATTCTGTAATTGTTTTATGTTCCATGCTGCACCTCCTTCGGCAGAATTGTACGGATTCTTTGGACGATTTTTGAAATAGTCGAATGTGAAACATTATTTATCCGCCCTAATTCGCACATAGACATTCCGAAATGCTCATACAGAATATATAATGTGAGCCAGTCTGCTAACGGTATGGCTAATTCATGTTTGGCGGCATGCGGATCAAACAATCCCGTACTAATCGCATGAGCATTATTTTCAGCAACTGTACACCATTCGAGATTTGAGAGGGCATTATTCTGTTTGTTGCCATCTTTATGGTTTACTACAAGATTTTGCCTTTCTCCAATCCACGCATTTAGCATCATTCTATGTGCCTTAAGATGTTTTTTGATTCCATCTATCGTGATGCGATACGTAACATAGCCATACTTATCGATTGATCCGTTTAGTTTCATTATCCTGTATTTTTCAACTAAATTTCCTGCCTTGGAATACTGTCTGTGACAAATTGAATAGAAGTTCCCGTAGCGATCACAAACATAACAATCGTTCTCTGGGCAAAAATGATAATCATCCACACCGAGAGTCTTCATCTGTTCATCAACCCAAATTAATGCTCCTTCCGAATGAGATGTAGTTTTCATCGCACCAGCCCCCATTCCGCAAATTTCTCAAAACCGCCAAGGCTCTGGATATATCTCCGGGCAGTCTCCACGATCTCAGCGTAGGGAACACCGTCCACTGTATCATCCCCGATGGCGCAGACAAGCTGCACTGGCTTTCCCGTTTCCTGCGCCTTCAGCCATGCGTAAATATTGACAGACACATCCGCTTTGGAGAGATCCTTCCCATGCAGACCGCCGCCCGTCACCGAATCGGCCATATCTGAGCCGAGCTTACGATTGGTCACGCCGGAGTCCACATCCGTGCCGCCCGACCAGTCACCCAGAGGATTGACCTCGGCGGTGGGATACATCTTTTGCAGTTCCTCTGTGGGCGCATTACTCTGGCAGAGGATCAGCCTTGCTTCGTCAATAATGTACTTCCCATCCGAGGGATAAGTGTGATACACACTTTTTGCGATCTCGCAGAGAATTTTCTGCTCCTCCGTGACTGGCATTCCTTTGAAGATGCCATTGTCACCGCAACGGATTCCTTCTGCCTGGTTATTGGCAAGGCGTCCGTCCTGCGGCACTTCCACATAATCCAGGTGCAGATTCCCGCCGATACGCTTCACAATGGCATCCACCTCATCCAGCGGGATGTGTACGGAACTCTCCGCGATGATGTGGCAGACACCGTGGCCGATGAGAACCTCCACAGCAATCCTGGGATTTTCTTCTTTTCTGTACGCCGCATCCACCAGAGCGCCGGCGATGCGATCCGCCACCTTATCCGGGTGGCACGGATTTACTTTCTCGAACATGGCTTCACCCCTTTCTTGCACGGAGCAGACGCTCCATCAAATCGTCCTGGGGAGATACCTCCCCGTAATCCGTGCTGCAGTTTTCCTTTACGATCTGGAAGATCTCATTCCAGAGCCGCACCGCCTGGTTCATGTAGTTGATGCCGATATTGATGAACGGGGACGGGATCGGCTTCTGGGTGGTCGGGTGCTTGGATAGGAAGCCCATGCGGTTGGTCATCTCCTCGCACTGAATCCACCGGGCGGAGCACATAGCATACCGTTCTAATAGCTGGGGAGACACCTTCGCCGCACAGCCCACCTTTTTCAGCCACTCCCAGGTTTCCGTGTATATTTCTTCCGCCTGGAGCGTACTCCCGTCACGCTGCTCGGCGGATAAAAACTCATGGGGCTTTGGCATATCGACACACTCGACTTCGGGAATATCCAGCACTTCCAGCCTGCGTCCGCCCGGATTGCCGTTCTCGGCTTTCTCCTTGACGGCAGCCTTTTTTCTTCCCGCACCGGGTCTTGCACCGCCGCGCCCGCCTGTGTTGTTGGATTTTGTCGGCATTTTCTCACCCCTTTCCTCGAAAAGTAAAGCAGCCGCAGCCGGCCACCCTTTATTACCCTTTTGATTTCGCCTTTTTCGCACGCGAGCCCCCGCGCCCGTTCCCACGGGGCAGAGCCGTAGAGATTTTGACCGCCCCTGAGGCTTTAGTGATTGTGCCAGCGGTCCCCACGTTCTGCATGGATTTTCGCATGACAGGAAGAACATAAGGACATTAGATTATTTTCGCTGTGATCACCGCCCTCTGCCAGAGGCTTGATGTGATGCACCTGCTCCGCCTTGACGAGCCTGCCTTCCCGTTGGCACTGCTCACAAAGCGGGTGTGCATCCATGTACCGGTCACGGATGCGTTTCCATGCCCGTCCATACCTGCGCTTGGCTGCCGGGTCCCGGTCATACTTTTCGTACCGCTGGTTCTCTTTTCTTTGATGTTCCTCACAGAACCTGCCATCCGTCAGCTTAGGACAGCCGGGGTAGGAACACGGCCGCTTTGGTTTCCTTGGCATCGGCTCACCTCCTCCGGGCATAAAGAAAGCCCCCGCAGGAAAATCTCCCACGAAGGCTTTTGGCTGTATACATTTTCGCTGATTCTATCATACTCCACCACCCTATGTGCCACAAGGGAAGCGGTGTGTCAAAGTGTGCCAATGTCAGATAAAATCCGGAAAGTGTTGGAGAGCCGACCCATGTATGCGGTGGACTGTCCTCAAAGAAACATCCAGCAGCTCTGCTATTTTCTGCCATGTCCTCCCATCAATATACCGGTAGCGCAGCAGCAGCTTTTCCTGATTATTCTCAACACAGTCAATGGCTTGACTCACCGATTTTTGCAAATCCACATATTCATCCACCATATGGCTGATGTCCCGCTCCAGTTCATCAATCTTGCAGATACATCTGGCAAAAGGAGCATCCGACGGACGGTTAGGATTATGCTGTTCCTCAAAATGGCTGCCGGATATCCTCCTTGACAGATCCCTCCAATAATCCAATTCCCTCAGTTTGGAATGGATCAGGGCATCTATTTCCCTGGCCTGGTTCAAGTATTCCTTGGCCGTCATTCCGATACCTCCCCATCCTGTTTTTTCAGTTCCTCCAACTCTGTTTTTAATGTTTCAAGCTGGATTCTCGCCATATCCATCAGCCCCGACGCCAGTCTTGGCGGAAAGATATAGTTCAGCGGTTTTCGTTTTTTCCCGCCTTTATCGTGGAGGAAAGCAACAGCCACCTTAATCGTACAGCAGTTGCAAGGGCTGAGGATATCCTTATATATTTCCAATGTATTTTCAAGCTCTCGGATTTTTATATTCCGCATCAGCCATTCTCCATCAACCGCTCCCCTGGTCAGGGTGTCGTACCAGTCAGACCGGAAGAATCTTTCACACTCCAGCATTGTGTCTTCCGGGCTTTTCCCATCAATACTGCAGCCCATGAATGCCGCAGCATAATCCTCCGCTGCCTGCCGGACGATTGCGTTTTTTAAGTTATCAAATGCATCCATACCGCACCTCCAAAAAAATTTATTAAATTCCCTCGGATTGGCTATAGTTGTCTTAGATTTGCTCAGATTTTCAAATCAGCTTTTACGGCTTCGATCAACGCAGCCTGTGTGGTGTCCTTTTCCGACAGGGCTTTCATGATCCGCTCGTCAATCGTACCTTTCGTGATGATATGCAGCACCACCACGGTATCGGACTGCTGGCCCTGCCGCCAGAGGCGGGCGTTGGTCTGCTGGTAAAGTTCCAGGGACCAGGTCAGTCCAAACCATACAAGGGTGGAACCTCCGCTTTGAAGGTTCAGCCCGTGTCCCGCCGATGCCGGGTGAATCAGTGCCACTGGAAGTTCCCCTGCATTCCATCTACGGATGCTTTCCGAAGAATCCAGCCTGGAAAACGGGATTTTCAGCTTATGGAGCCGCTTCGTGATCCGTTCCAGGTCGTGCCGGAACCAGTAAGCCACCAGGAGCGGTTTCCCTCCCATACTCTCGATGATGTCCTCCAAGGCATCCAGTTTCCGGTCATGAATGGCAATGGTCTCTCCTTCATCCGTGTATACTGCACCGTTTGCCATCTGTGAGAGCTTCCCGGAAAGAGCCGCAGCATTGGCGGCGGTGATTTCCCCGTCCGGGAGCTGCAGCAACAGATCCCGCTTGAAGGAAACATACCGTTGCACTTCCTCCTCAGAGAGATACACCTCATAGCCGGAGGAAACGAACTGTGGCATCTGCAGGTAATCTGTGGATTTCATGGAAATCGTGATGTCAGAGATTAGCCGGTAGATCTGTTCCTCCGCCCCTGGAAGGGGCTTGTAGGAAAACACCACCTGCCCATTGCGCTTGTCCGGCAAGAAAAACCGGGTACGATACTGACTGATGAAC